TACTATTATGATTCAAATTGTTATTGCTAATACACAAACTGCCTATCAACCTCTAACCAATCTTCTAATATATGGACATACCGAGTTCATGTTTGAAATTCACGGAATACCTGATGATGAAACCGCTACAACCAACAACCATAATTTAATGAGGCGATAAATATTTCGCTAATGCTTATTATAATAAATGTGTATTTATTATAATTTATTTATAGTTTGAATTAGAATATTGATGAGGTGAATACACCCGCTCAATACCTCGCATACATTACACCATTTTCTGCAACTAGCACTTGGTCATATGCAGAAAAAGCAGTTTGGAGGATGGTAACGTTGCCCGCGGGTGTGAAATTCGCATTGAAGAAGATATCAGAATTGTTGGTGTTCGTTCCAGCAAAAATGGAACTCTTATCGGCATTGCTATACACTTCCATATCAATACCAACAACGAAGGAACCAGAATCAAGCAGAGAAGCATTACCAGAAGTGGTAATTGTGGAGGCGGGGACATCTAATTGGTAAGAAACCAAATCGACCGAGGGTTGGAACGCCAAATCAGCAAGGGAGCCAAAGCATTTGACAGCCTCAGAATAAAACTCTGGGACCGAAGCAGGCTGAGTCGAGGGTAGCACTTCCGCACCGACCCTGAAAGAATAACTGGTAAGACCATACTTGCAGTGGGAGTTGGGATACAATCCCTCGGCACCCACGGAGGTTCTTGTGGCGACGAAGATGTTCTTGAGACTGCTGTACTTGGCCGGAATTGGGAACGACACTTGAGTTCCTGCAGTGGTAATGGCAGCACTGTTCGTGAAAGACCTGTAAGAAGGCAAGACCATCTGCATTGGGTTAGAAGACCCCGCATTGATAGCAGAGATGGCACTATCAGGGAGTTCTAAGAACTCTCCGCAGTAATTGACCGATGTCATTGTAAATATCGGAGACACAGTTGTGGCAGCAGAAACCAACAACATAGATGTTACAACTGATGATTTCAAAACAATTTCTACACGGAGAGGAGCGGCAGTCATCTGCCAAAGCGGCAAGTACTTGTCACCGGCCAAAGCACCACAGAGCGAAATCAAGTTGATGGCAAATGGGACTGCGGTGGCGGCGGCGAAAGTAACAGCGGTCGTGGCACCACGATTTACACCTCGGACAATGGTTCCGGAGGTAACATTATATTGAGGGTTGGTTGCACTAGTGACCGCAAGGCGACCCTTAACCGCATCGTCGGAAGCTTGGAAATCGTAGAGGATTTTCGCCAACTGGGCGTAGTTATCAATATCTTCAAGTAAATTTGAACCGTGGAAAACCCTGATTCTCTGGATAAAACCATGAATACCTGCTGACTCGAAAGTTGCAGCAGTGGCATCGGCAGTCCCGCAAGAAAGATTTAAAGTGCCTTTTAAATAGGACTCGGAGGGAATGAGTGCAGTGTTGGCGCGAGTGGGGATGTTGATAGTGATTGTCTCACCCATTCCAAAGGATGTAGAGCCTTGGGGCTGAATTTGCGTGAGAAATCTTCTCGCCGGAGCAGACTCAACCTTGGACTGATATTTGAGGTTTGCGGGAATCATGTTATAATATTGCTACAGATAAAAAACATTTGGAATTGTCTAAATGTTTTGCGGAGGGTTTATCGTTTCAAAACCCGTCTTTCTAAACCACCAGAAACTTTACGAACTAAGGCATCCGCCACTTCTCTGGCAACAGGGCGCATCAATAGAGGAATCTTTGAACCAAGTCTCATTTTTCCAAGGGGCATTTTGAAACCCAGCATCTGTTTTCCTAAAGGGAGTTTATAGCCAAGCATTATAGGTTATGCCTATATTTTATTCATCCGTGAACTTCACACAATCTAGTTGGAACGTCATTTGGTATTGTATGCCATTCATATTTAATAGTCTCGCTTCATTGTCTAAAAGCCGGATTTGGATTTGGTCTAATTTATTCACGTAGAGGTTGGTTCTAAAATTATTGGGGTTGGTATAAGTGATTATGCTAAATGGCGCAACATACACCGGTATTGTTGCCAGGATGTTCTGATTGTATGGTTGCGCTATATTTACATTATATGTCGGAAAGTTTACCTCTACATTGATGGCGCGGATTTGATTCAGATTTACACAATCTCTTCCATAGAGGAGGTTGGCAGCCGATGTAGTATTTGTTGTTTTACTAAATCCAAGGATGTGATTAATTGTAGAGGCATATATTATAAAATTGTTTGTCGCATGAGTAATCAAGAGTTTACTAGTTATACTACTATAAGTTATTGTATACGATGCACCCATTGCTGTTTCGATTGCACTTATAAGTTGGGTTATTGTATAGTTTCCTGGTTGTATATAGGCTGTAGTTGCTGGTCCAGCGACGAGACCAAAAATGAACGTGTTATCGAAATCGCTGATGGAGTAGAAGGAGTACGGGATGTTAGCGGATTGGAGTGAGAGGTATATGTGGTGTCCATCTGGAATCTCAATCACTGGCAAATAGTAAATGCTGTTTGCTATGTTATCAGCTACTGATTCAGAGGCATATCTCGAGTTTAAATATATTTGAATGCTATTAATGTGCTCCATAAGTTATTATATCATTAGATTTTGTCTTTCTAAATATCGCCTGGCTTCTTTATCGTGAGTTCATTGAAATTGCGATACAATTTTCCCTCTATGGTATCTATGTCTAGATGCGAATATTCCTTGTCATAAACATATTCAAACAATTGGCGCGCGTCTTCGTCGCGCATCTGTATGAGTTCTTTATTCAGCGAGTCCCACTCCTCTCTGTTCTTTGGTTTGAATATCGTCGCAAACGTCGTTTGCTTCCTGAGCATCTTTGGCATATACAGATAAGATTGTAGTGTGAATATAAAACACGTATTGAGATGGCGAGCTTTTATCAACATCGTATTCAATAATCGCTGAACGTCTTTTTCTTTCAACGAATTTGCCATATCATCGATAACCACACAATTGTATTCCATATCATCGTCTTCCTCTCTGTCTTCCTTTCTGGATTTCAATTCATCATACAACTCGTTCAAGTTGTCGCGTGTCAATTCATTAATCACTTTATCGTGTTTCTCAAACGGGTGCTTGATCACACTCTGAAAACTGATTGCCGGTGTAAACAAATAGATGTGGTGAAACTTGCGATGGTAAGCCCCCCCCTTTCTAAACTGATTCAACAGCAAACTTGTCTTGCCACTTCCCCCACTTCCGATCATCAAGTAGATCATTCCATTTCTGCGAGATATTCCCTCTACAATATCGGGGATGTATTTATCCATAGACTCCTTGACTGGTTTGGTATCTTTAAACTTATCATTGGCTACTTCACTAATATCGAGTGGCATTATAAGCTATACCGAGATATTTAGGGCGTTGTTTAATTACGCCATTTTTATTTTCTCACACTGGTATATATCATGGATGACAACGAACCACACGACGATACCGAGCCACTCACTAAACCAAAATCAAAAAAGGAGAGGAGCCCAGCGCAGATTGCCTCTTTTGAAAAAATGAGGGCGGCTGCCAGTGCTAAATCACCGGGCAATAAGACACTCGACCCCACCAAGAAGGCTGTCCTCGCTATGGTAAAAGAGAAGTTGAACGGCCCACCAAAGAAGGCGGCTCCGCCGCCCGAGTCTGAGGAAGAGGAGGAAGTTGTAGAGGAGGTTGCCCCTCCGCCAAAGAAAACCAAGGCCCCCAAAGTTGTAGAGGAGCCAATTAAGGCACCCAAGAAAAAGCCACCCATAGTACAGGAAATAGAGGAGAGCGAATCAGAGGAAGAAATCATCATTGTCAAAAAGAAGAAGAAGCCAAAGAAAAAGACCATCATCTATGAAGAAGACAGCGAATCCGAGGAGGAGCCCCCTCCACCCAAGAAGGAGACGCGACCTACTAAGACTCAGCAAAATAAAGCCTCTATGTTTAAAGTGAATCGGCCTGAAGAGAAGCCTGTGGGTCCGGTTTGTTATTTCGAGTAATAGTATATATGCCTTTCACTTACAAGCAGAAGTTTAATAAAAAATATGGATTTGAACCGACTCAACCTCACAGTTTAGCGGACATTAGTCGTATCACTGGATACAAGAAGAGAGGATTGGAAACCATATTTGACAAAGGCGTGGGGGCTTTTAAAACCAATCCACAATCAGTGCGAAAGGGAATACGGTCCCCCGAGCAGTGGGCTCAAGCACGGGTTTATTCTGCCGTTATGGGGGGCAAGGCTGCTCGGGTTGATGAGAAGCATTTGATTCGTGCTCCTTAATCCATT